CACTAAATTCTACAACCAGCGGCATGCTGTTTTGTAGCGTGTTTACGATGGCTATATTTAAAAAAGTAGCTGCGATCATCGTGTACGGTTATTTCTAGATTCGGTTCGCGTTATTACTTGCACTAAGGTGTCACCACGCAATATAAATTCACCGCCTACGGTCACGTTTGTAAAGCCGCCAGATGCTGGCTCTATAAGTTTTTTCAATTTATTAAGAGGTGCGATAACCTCTGGGTTTGTGCGCGCACCGGCATACTCACCCACGAGCGCATTTGTAGGACCGTACACAATACCACCCTTTGCAAACGGTGTTGCACCGCCGCCAGCTATATTGCCCATCGCGCTTTTTGCAAATGTACCTAAGGCCACCAGTGCAATACCAGCAGCAATAGCCACGACAGGATTTAAAGATTCTAAGGCTACTTTAATTCCTTTTACAGCTAAACCTATACCTATAGCCGTTTTACCTACATTAATTGCCATGTCTGCAAGCGTGCCTACAAACAACTGCGCAAAACCTTTTATAAAATTACCACCTGTTGCGGCGGATGCTAACAACTCACCAAAACCACTTGCAAAACTACCTGCTGCCTGTTCCATTATTGGGCCTATTGCTGCATTAAATAACTGCGTAGTTTCTATCATGTTATACATACTATCCGTTAATATAACAGCTGACGCGTTTGCGCTTAATGCGGTTGCAGCCAGCGGTGCAGCAACCTGTGAAAAGATTGTTTCTAAGCCTGTAATTTTAGGTAGTTTGGTTAGTTTTTTATTAGCTTCTATAACAGCTTTAGTCTGTTCCTTAATAGATGCTGTAGCGGTATCATTCTTAGGAATAAAATCCTCGTTAGTACGTATAATAGAAACAAGCGCATCACGTTGTGATATAAGATTTGCACTAGACGCTGCAACTACTTTATCATAACTCACCAGCCTTTGCTGCACTTGCTGGGTAACACTTATACCATCTTTTTGCCTTGTGTTATACTCATCCTGCGCAGCAAGCAGACCATTTTGAATATTTGACCGCGACTTTGCAGCACTCAACTCAGCATCTATTAACTTGCGTTCTATCTCTACCAGCTTTGCCTGAGCAGCTTTAACTTTTGCAGTACGTATAAGCGACTCGTTATACTTGTCTACAGCTACGCGTGCAGCGTCTGTGTTAATAGTTTCTAAAGTAAGATTACCCAGATATTTAGGAGCTATTTCATTAAGCTGTTTGATGGCTTTAACACGTTGCTCCTTACTTACTTTCTCATCACGAGCTACTATTAATAGCTCGTTAAGTTTTGCACGCTCAGCAGCAATGCTTTTTGTAGCCTCGTTATTAATTGCTACTAGGGTAGATTGCGCTTTTACAACGTCGTCTGTAGATTTTCTAAAAGCGAGAAACGCAGCCACGAGCAGCCCCACAGCTATGGCAATAGCCCCGAAAGGGTTTGCAGCCATGAGCACAGTCATAGCGGCAAATCGTACAGATAGCGCAGTAAAGGCAGCCATGAGCCCTGGTATAACGGTGGTGGCCAGCAAGCCTATTGCAACTAGAACGGGACCTATTGCAGCGGCCAGTGCGGCTACTACTACAATGGTTTTTTTAGTGCTGGCGTCCATACCCTGAAAGCCTGCCACCAGTTCTTTTAGATAGTCGATTATAGGGATGAGGGCCTTGGTTATAATTTCGCCAAATTCCTCAGTTAGGTCGCCGATGCTATTCGATAGCTGTTTAAAAGGTCCGGTACCCGCAGCGGCAGCGGCAGCGGCAGCACCGCCGTATTGTTTTTCTAACTCGTCTAAAATGAGCGTTTGTGCCTCGGCAAGATTTCCGGTACTTGCTAGGCTATTTATAACTGCTTTCTGATCCTCGCTAAATTGTATACCTGATTTTGCAAGTGCGCTCAATCCTTTAACTGGGTCGTTTAATGCTTTACCCAGTTGTATAGATGCACTTTTTAGATCACCATCTAACCTAGTTGCAAGGTCTAACGCCGCCTGTTGTGTGCGGTCAAACTGCGTGCCGGCTATGTTTGTAAAGGTGAGCAGCTGCGCGGTAACATCTTGCAAGATTTGCTCATCACCAAAAAGCGAACTGTTTTGTAAACCACTCGCAAGGTCTTTTAATTGGGTTAAGGTTTTACCAGCTGTATTACCTGTAGATTTAAGACCAGCCTCTACCTGTGCAACGGCTTTTGCCTGTTTGTCAAAGGCTATAACGCTGGCCGCACCAAGCGCAACAATAGGCGCGGTAAGCCCGACACTAAGCTGTGATCCTATTTTGGTAAATTGCTTGCCCACGCTTTTCATGGTGCGCTCGGCATTTTGCATTTGCGATGAGAACTGCGCCAAATCGGCAAGAAACTTAATATTAATGCTTGCTAAATTTGCCATTTATTGTTCTTTTTTACTGTCTATTTTTTCCCATACGCGGGCTGCGTGTTCTTTCTTTTGGTCTGGTGTGAGGCTGCTTTTACTCACTGCCTGTTTGTCCCAGGGAAAAGGCCATGAATCTTGTACTGTTTTCTGGTCTTTTTTTGCTAGATGTGGCAGCAAGGCAGACCACACGGTGTAGCGGTTTTGTTCCATTTTAAACTGGTATTGTTCGCTTTCGCGAAAGCGAACACCTTGTAAATAATTATAAAATTGCCGTGGTGTGTACTCGTACAACCGGTGCAATGGCAACAGTATCTCGCCGCTTAACTGTTCTAACCTATCCCAGGTTAAGGGTTCTTGTTCCGTTTTTTGCGCGGTGCTTTCACCGGTTGCGGATTCTTTTTTTTTGCGGTTTCCTGCGGCATGCTGGCTGCAAATTCCTGCACGATACTACCAGCAAGTTCCATGTTTGCAAAAAGCGCGTCAGCCACGTCATTGCTGTCAAATTCTACCTTATTACCTGCGGCAACGATGCTTGCAAAAACAAGGTCAGAAAGTGTGTCTATGATCGTGCCACTTAAAGAGCCGTTTCCTAAATCACCTATAGCACCAAGTTTTACAAAAACCTCCTGTAGGTTGTCCATTTTCCACAAGCTGCTTAATGCTCGTAGCGATGCATAGCCAAATCTAAGCGGGTAATCCACGCCATTTATCTCGATTGTAATTGTGCTGGTTCCTTGCATTATGCTAATGTAAATTTCTCGATAATACCAGAACCACGTAAGCTAATAGACGCTGTAGCATCTTCCTCATTAGGCGCATTCATTTCTAGAGATTCAACAAAACACTTGCCTTTGTAGCCCGTTGTGCCTACAGTATCTAGTACAAACTCAATGTCTAGTGCCACGTCTGCATCGTACTTATCGAACAAGTCAGAAAATGCCAGTGCGGTGGTTACACCAGCAGGTAATGCCTGGACCGCTAGTGCGCTACAAGAAGCTGAAAAGCTCTTAACGCCAGGCGCTACTTCTATACCGTCCGTGTCCTTAGTGCTGCGCTCTTTAAACTCGCGTGATAAGCTAATAGATGCCTCAGTGCTGTGAAAGACGGTCTTGCCGTCTAGTAATATTCTTAATAATGAACCGTCGTAAATCATGTTATGTAATTTTAATGTTAAAGTTTAAATCTGCATACGAGCGGTCTTGCTCGTCTGTATAAAATGTATCGCCGTTTGTAAACTGAAAACTGCGTATGTTATTCTTAATGTAGGTGCGCAGGTGATCGTAGCCTGTAGCCACGTCATCGTATTTTTTTGCCACAACGGTGAGCGTTAAAATATAATTGCGCAGGCCGTCTTTAGTTGCCTCTGGTTGCTCACTAAGCCTGTAAACCACAAAGGGTGTCTCAGAGCTAATGTTTGCCTGCACCGGTTGCACACTCTTAAAAAAGCTTGCTATGGCTGGCGTGGCATTTGCTTCTAAAATAAGCCTGCGTATTTCTTCTGAGTCCTGTCTAAGCATTGCCTAATTTGTCAATTTGTTTTTGCACGTAGCGTGTCACTTTACTCTCTAATTCTGGAACTATGCGACCTTGCGTCTGGTTGTATGCTCTTTGCATAAACGGGTTTGCTTTTTGCAGCACCGTGCCACCGTGTACCATCGCGCCATACCAGCCGTCCCATTTCCCTTTTGTTCTAGGGCCTACATAAATAACCGCTTTGGTTTTGGCTTTACCGGTTATTGTTCCAATACTATCGCGCAGCTGTCCGGGCTGTATTACTTTACGCGCTCGGGAACCACTTATAACGTGCGCTTTTTTACTAACTGGTGCCTGTGATCTAGCTGCACCAACGGTACTCTTTGCTACTTGCCGCTGTATTTTAAGCATCTCATTACGCTTGAGCCTATCGTTGCCTAACAGCTTTATTTTGCGCTGTAGTTCTTGGAACCCTTGTATTTCAGTCTCTAGCTTATTCATAGATCACACAACTTAATTTAAGGAACTTGCGGCGCTGCACTTCGCTTGCATAGCGTACCGTATATTTATCGCCAGCATCCGTAATGTTTAAGGTAATGCGATTATTCCAGGCTACGGTATTAAACCTGACAATGTACTCGCGGGTGTTTGTATAGATCACTTTTTCTGAGTCATCATTTAAACCACCAGCCTTGTCTATAATCTTTGCCCAGACCTTGCCTATTAATACATCAGTCTCAAGCAGCTCACCTGTAGCACTTGTTACGGCCGTTCTATAAGACAGCTCTATTTGTCTGTCCATCTCACCGATATAAGGTTGCTCGTTTCTAGGCATGATTACTGCTTATAAGGTCTCATTAATGCATACACGGCACGTTCTGTACCCGGTATATTTCTATCTTCGCGGTAGGTATCACTATCACCTATAAGCAAACGCACTGCCTTTTTAATGTCTGCCGGTATGGTTGCGGTCCCGCAAGTACCTTTAATGAGTATAAATGTATCTTCAAACATATCAGGAAAAACACCTTTAACGTAAATCAAAGATTCATGCCTGGTTATGTAGCTGCTTAATCTGTAGCTGGTTTCTGGCAAGGTTGTTAAAACGTTTTCGCGATTATAATACTGAATAGACGTAATTGTCAACACCTTGTAAAACGGTATGATGAGCTTGTCTTTAATCTCCGATACCGTAAGCTCAAAAGCACGAGTTCCTAAAATAACACCGCTCAAATTTTCTACTTGCGTTATTGCGCTATCAATCATGGTCTGCACCTCGTCAATGGTTACCTGGTCTACTTCTAGCGCACCTGTGCTGTCATACGCATCTAACCTAAGATGTTTAAGCGCTTGCTGCATGGTGCAGTACACGTCGGAATTTAGTGAGTCGATTGCGTAATCCATTATTTTTAAGCTTTAACGGCGCACTTTGCGTCTATTATTTCTTGCGCTAGTTTTGCGTCTAGCTCTATGTTCTGGCCTATAGTATAAGGCAGCATAAACAAACCAGATACGTGGTCTGTGATTTTAATTTTTAAGGTGCTACTGGCTTTCTTTTGCTTTTTTGTAGTGCCTGTTGCAGGAACTTCTGGTGTTGATTTAGTTATCTTATCTGACATGATTTTATAATTTATAGGGTTAACTAATGAACTGGTCATAGGGCGCTACTTTATTCACGCCCCAGGAACCAACCCAATTAAAAATTAAATTCCTTTTATAAAGGTATTTTTTGCAAATGCTGTAGGCTTTGCGATTGCAACGTCTGCGTACAGATTTGCCACAAGGCGTACACTGTCAGCGTCTAGCTCTGAATAAGGGTCTACTGCGATGCTCATTGCACCCCACTGTCCCACAAACAACTGCGAAAAGTCGCCGTAAATTAACGGGTGAACATCTGTACCGCCAGCGTCTAGCGTAGGAATAAGGTTAGTGCTAACGTACTTGTACCCCATTAACTGGTCTACAAGCTCTAGCAAGAAACGGCCTGAACCTGCATCTTTTGTAATAGTCATCAATGCTGCACGCACTTTAGGATGCATCAACCAGCCGCGTGAAACGTCAGAGGCGTCTGCACTGTCTACAAGAGACTCAAGCTGGACTAAAAGAGCGTGCGTTGCGTCTGCTGCTGCGCTGCTGCTGCCTGTTAAAACACCTGTGGTATTTAAAATACCAGTAGGTGCTACACCGCCAGCACCGTTTATGGCTGCACCATTAAGGATACGGCTACCTGCCTGACCTAAAAGGTTACGAACATATTGCTCCACACCTACGCTTGCCTGCATGATTAGCTGGTTAGTGATGGATGCACTTGCTGACGCTCTTTTTGCCGAAAGCTTAGGACCTACAAACTTTTGTTTTTGTCCGGTTACACTAGCGCCCTCTGCAAGCCACTCCATGTTAAAGTTGTTTGCATTAGGCAACGGAACATCACCAGCAGACAAGCCTCTAAAAAATGTTGCTCCTAATTCCTCTATAAAAAGCTTAGGCATAAATGGGTCCTGAAGAATAGGAGCATTTGCAGTAACCAACTGGCCACCATACTCACCAGCATCCTGCGTTACTGTATGCTGTGTAGCTCTAGTCACACCTAATGGTATAACGATAGCTGCGCTGTCTGGTGTGGTCACACCCGCTGCGCGGTTTTCTTCACGGCCTATGGCGTCAAGTTCAGCCTCTGCGCCCGTTAAGGCCTTACCGGCTAAACGAGAACGTATAGCTGCAATAATAGATGCCTTGCCATTTATGGCTGCTTTTTCGCCAGCTTCACCACGGTTTGCACTGCCTGGTATAGTTATACCATCTAATGCAGCTGCACGAGCTTGCGCAGTTTCTACTGCTTGCTCGTCTATAATTTTTGAGTCTAGCGCTTGCACTTGCGTGTCCAGCGTTCTAAACTCGGTTTGCTCAGTTTCCGTAAACTCGCGGTTTTCTGCATTACGTGTGTCGATGAGCGTTTTTTGCGCTGTTACTTTAGCCGCGCGGTCTTGTTGAAGTTGTGCTAACTTTGTCATTTTACTTGTTGTTTAAATTATACATATATGCAGCGTCAAACTCATCGAGCATGGCTGTATTTCTTGTGGTGGTTGGTGGTGTGGTGGTTGCTTTTGCGAAAGCTTCTAGACCCTCATTGTTTCTTTTTATTGCGTCCTTATTGCTAGGCACGGGAACGACAGACCACTCTACCAAGGTCTGGCGCGTGAAGTATACTAAGTCTGGGTTTTCGCCTTTGTCAAAATCACCGCGTGCGGCCTCATGTATTTGCGCACCTACAGACGCGCCTTTAAGCGTGCCATTGTCTAGTTTGCGTTTCACCTTGTCTGCAACCGGGTTACCTATTTCTAAATCTAGAACCGCTATCATTTCTTGATTTTCAAAACGCACGGTAGAGGTCCCTATAACAGCAGCATCTGGGTCAGATGACCATGTCGCATGATTAAGACTCACAATGTTATTTGCGCGGTATGCTTCAAGTTCCCAACCTGACTGGCGAAAAACAGTACCATAGCTATCTGGGCTCTCCGTAGAAATAACAAACTCGTACGAGCGGTTCTCTGGGTCTATAACCTGTGGTGCGCGCACAGTTGCGTAGCGGGTCTGAATGATGTTCTTGTTATCCATTTAAAGATTCTATTTTTGCGTCTACTTGTTCTTGCGTTTGTGCGTTTACTGGCTGGTAGGGCTTTTCAAGTCCTTCTATAGCCGGTAAGTTTTCTAGCCTGCGCACCTCGTTAGGTGCTAGCCAACCAGAGAAAATGCCTTTACTATACCAGTCTGCTCGGGACTTAATGTCGGTGCGCAGTAAGATGTTGTTGTTAAATCTTGTAAAATATTGTTCAGCTTTTTCGGCTGGTGTAAATAGTTTGCGGTCGCATTCTTGTTCTAGTTTAAGCTGCCACGGCATCACGCAGTCTTGCTGGTGCTCAATACCTAAATACTCTAATGATGAGTAATTTGCATTACTCATGTCCTTAATTTTGTGAGGTGCAATATTTAGAAAGCGGGATATTTCTATAACACCATTTTTCATGGTGTCCAATATCTTGAGCTCGTCTGGTGTTAAACTTATGCGCTGGTATTTTAAGCCATCGTCTAGAACTGCGGTGTTATGCTTGTGGCCAGCGTTCATGTGCTCATTAAACTTAGTTGATATAACCTTTTTATTTTCGAGTTTAATTTGTGATTCTGTACTAAGAACACCAGAACTTATCGCCTTATTATCATAACTCTTACGCGCAAAGTCTTGCGCATTTATAGAAATACCCAGAGAAGCTGCCATGTATTTTACAACGCTTATGCCTCTTAAACCCTCGTCAGAAAAGCCCATAATATGAATCATGCTGCTTGCTGGTATGGGTAGCGTGTAACCTTTTACGGTGTAGTACAGTTGGTTTTGATATTTCTTAACGTCAGTAACTTCGTCAAATGGTGTGTACACCAGCTCGACCGGTACGCCACTATTGTTAGTCACAATAACCGCAAAGCCATCGCCTTTTATAATAGCCGACTGTATGAGCATTTTACGAAATGTAAAGCTGGTCATAAGCGGTGAAGGCTCTTTATGCAATAGCATGTCTACTGGGTGTTCGCTCACACGCTCTACCTTATTACCTACGTTTCTAAATACTTTAAATGGGGTTTTTGCAATGTCGTTAGATATCTGATCTACGGCATTATAGAATGCCCCTACGGTAAGTGCTGTGCTTTGGTTTACACTAATTCTACCAGGTGCGCCCATATTAAACAAGCCGCCAAAGATACCAGACGAGTCAACGCTGGCAGCTCTAACGGCTGTAGGGTTTTTTATGAAAGCGGCACCTAGTATCATAGCTTCTATTATGAAAAGAGATACAAAGATTAAATACTAGGTAAGATAAAATAGGGATGAGTTTTCCATTTTTTTAAAAACGCAAGTTTATGCGTATATCTGCTAGTTGTAAAACATAACCACTAAACAGGGCATCGCTTACTATAACACTTTACGCCATCCGTTGGTAAGTTGCATACTATGCAAAGGTTGTCCTGTGGCAACGATTTCACAACAACGGGTATAGTTAATTGCTTTATTAGTGCTTCCCAAATAAGTTCAGGGCTATTAAATTCTGCTCTAAATTCATCTTCAAAAGTATCTTCAATCTTACTTACTATTTTTATAAATTCTGCTTTTTTCATTTCGTTTATTTATTAAATCCTGTTATCATTCAACGCAACTAACCATACCCACGAGCGTTAGCGGTCAGTTAAAGAATTAATCCGCAATTCCTCACTATTCCGAAAAAAGAATATATTTTGCAAATGATGAAGCCCTTTGATTTCAACTCTTGAAACGTATTCAATCCATAATCCATTTACAAAATTAATTTGCATACCGAATAAGTTAAAACTTGGAAAATCTTTGAAATCTAATTTTATTGCATTTAATTTTAATAATAATTCTTCTGAAATTGGTATTGCTTCAAATTCTGAATGTTCAGTATAGTCAAATGTAATTTCATCAATGTATATGTATTCAGAATCTACGCCAGTAACTGTACTATATTTTCTTTGTCCGTAAATTAATTTTACGATATTTCCAATACGTATTTCAGTTGGTAAAATAACCGAACCGCTAACAGCATTTTGCCGTAATTGTGGGTTTTCGTTTATATCGTTGTTTTTCATATTTAGTATTTTAATAATTAATTTTTCGTTGTTTAAGCCACAAATACGGCAAGATGCAGGACGTTATGGTGCATTTAAGAAGTAGATTCTTGGTTTAATCTGAATTGGTCAGGTACTGGGTCTTTTCTAGGGTGATCTGTGGTTATGAACTTCATACCTTCTAGCGTTGTGCGTGCGTTGTCTATGATGCTTTTTGCAATGGAGTTGATTGCTTTGGAACGTATCATTTCTTTCTCTAGATCGGTGTCTGTAATTGCCTCATCGCTTAGGCGTTCTAGTTGTGCGAAAAGATGATTGTTTAAATCGGTTAGCTTATTGTTTGCCATCTTGTAGGTTTTTAAGTTTGTTGTTAATTTGGGTTATTAGTACCAGAGATTTAATAGTCTCTGGTGGGTGTTTCATGTGTGAGTTCCGGTGCATGTTTTCTAACATAGAAATGCACTCTAAATTTAAAAGGTCCAAGTTGTTAGTGTTGCCGTCTTTAAATTTAATTACATGTTTGTCCGGAATATCCCCATGCGCTTGCTGCCAGATGTAACGGTGGTACAGATCCCACACACCTATCGATGTGCGTATGTACAAGTATTCTGCACCTGTTTTGTCTTTACGCAATCTTACTACCCCATTAGCAGGTGCTGTGTTGTGTGGCTTGTGCCCTTTTTTAAACCGGGTGTTTGCTGTTTTTTTAATACTTTTTGCGCTCATCCATTGTGCCTGCGGTATGCCTTTATTGTGCGACTGCATCCCTTTTTGAAATGTGGTGCTGCGCTTGCGCTGGTCCCGTATTTCTTGTGAGATGACAAGACCATTTTTAAGCAGGTAGTTATTTACCGCCCCATAGCTACTACCTATGTGTGAGGCTATGCGTTTAATGGGTAGACTTAAATAGTTTGCGTCTATGTATGCGGTGTCTTGTGCTGTGTATGGGGTGTGTTTTCCTTTGGGCATGGTTTTGAGTTTAGTGGTTCCGTTGTTTTGTTTGTTATCGTTTTACTGGCTTTGGGAAAACGATTTTTTATCTCTTATAAACTCTTGTATTTTTTCATGAAGTGTTGAGGATAAAGGCTCTTTCATTTTTCCCTTAACCTTGTGATGATTCATTTCTAGTAAATAAGCTATTAAAGCAAGTTCGTCATGGTCTAACTCTAATACTGTTCGGTCTTTACAATTATATCTATATATTGTCATTTGTTTTTATTTAAAGTTTCACATATCCCGTGTTAATCCACAGCACTGGTTAAATTAACGAACGCTAGGTATAAGCCTGTGCACAGTGTGGTTATCATTAAGACGGTAACTATTAACTGTCGCTGCCAGTGTGCTGCTATCCAGTACCAGTCTAGTAAGAGGCTTATAAGACTAGCCAGTATTATGGTTATGATGAGCAGAATGCCTGCGTTTTTTATATTTTTCATTTAGATTTCTTTAAATAGTTGGTAAGGTGTGTGCGAAAGCCGCGATGCGTTTCAAATTTGAACTCACCAAATAGTTCTAAGCATTCGTCGTTAATCGCGTTAAATGCCTCTATGGTTGTGCGGCTGTGTTGTAGTTGCTTAAAATATGCCTGGGTAAAACCTGCATGTGTAGCAAGCTGACATGCGCGCTGGTACTTGTGGTAAGGTATGTCTGTCGGGTTTTTCATGGGTTGGTTATTTAGAAATTTGTATGCTTGCGTAATAGTGGAGCTCGTGCATAGAGCTAATAGGTTTTTCGGGCATCAGTGTGCATAGCGATTTTAAGCGCTGTTCAAGCTTTTTACATTGTGCTGCAAATGCAGGATAGGTATCTATTTGCGACTGTATCTGCTTAATGCTATTTATGATCGTAGAGTGATCGCATTTGCGTTTTAAGGATTGTTCGAAATCTCGTATATCGTATAAAATATAGTTCCCAGATTTATAAGCAAGCCATCTAAATAGGTGACGGGCTTGTGCTATAGGAAGTTTTCTCGAAATAGAAAAAATAACATCTTTATCTAGTCCTGTAAATTCACAAACGATGTCTAGTGCGTGGTCCATGGGCTGTTTTGTTTTCATTAAAAGCATATATTTTGTGGATCATTGTAAGAACTTGACCGGTTTTCTACAGGCGTCATGGTACCACCTATGCCCATAACTATAGCGATAAGGCCGTCTATACGGCGGGTGCTGCGTGATTTGTCTAGTCGTAGGTTTTCGTTTGGATCCTCTATTGTGATGAGGCCGCCTACCTGCCAGCGCAATAATGCATTACCGCCGTGTACGAGTTTGCCCTCTATAACTAATGCCTCAAATTGCTTAGTGGGCGCGGTGTAGTTAATGATGTTTTGGTTGAACTCGCGCACGTTAACGCCATTGTTTATGAGGTTGTTTTTGATAGCATCTGCATTGTAACGGTCTATTTCTAGAACGGATGCGTTGTATTTTGTATACCATTGCAGGACAAGTTTTTCTACTTCATTATAGTCTATGGTTGCGCCTGGTGTCGCTATTAAAAAACCTTGTTCTACAAATGACTGATACGGCACTCCGTCCTCTTTTGCTCTTAATGCAATAGTTTTCGCTGGGCAAAAATGCATCACGCGTGTCATAACGATGCCCTGTGGGCATGGATTTGAAACTACTGAAAGTGCAGTAAGATCCTTACGGGTAGATAAATCTAATGCCATACAGCAGCCGTAGTCCGTAAAATAACTTTCGTCTATAGGCTCTGCATTGTGGCCACGCATCCACTCATCGTCTGTAAGCCAGGACTCCATCGCATTTACCCATTTGTTTAAATGCTTTGTGAGAAAGTTGTTTATTTTGCTGGGTTGGTTTAGGGCTTTTGTAAACTCAGTGCGCAGGTTTTTAATGTCCAGACCATTACCTAGCAGCGGGTTTGCCTTGTACCAGTTAGCCTCATCTTGCCAGTCGTCGTCATCGTCTAGGTCGTGTATCATAATCCATAGATGTTCGTCTTTTTTTATTCCTTTTAAAATTTCGATACATACCTGCTCATAGTCATAACAGACAGAGCCTATCATTGCGCCTGCGGTTGTAATTTGGTATGTAATAGGCTGTGATCGCATGACGCTTGAGCTTTCTAGATTTTCTTTTACAGTGTCATCGCGGTGCGCGTGGTACTCGTCTATGATGCTCAAGTGTGCAGATATACCGTCTTGCGTGCGGCTGTCTTTAGAGAGCGCCATCATTTTACTGCCTAATGGCGGGAATAATATCTTAGTTTGCAGGCACTCAAATTTTAGCTTTTTTAAAATAGGATTTGACTTTTTATGCTGAATAAAATCGTGTGCCTGGTCCCAGCATATTTTTGCCTGTTCTTGTCTGGTGGCACCTACGTATACCTCGCTTGAACTTTCGTTTTCAAAGGACATCATAAAGAGCGCAAGCATAGCCATCTCTGCTGTCTTGCCGTTTTTTTTTGCACGCTTATCGTAGACAGTAGATATACGGCGCAGTCCGGTACTCTTATTTTTCCAACCGAAAACATTATACAAGCAAAATTGCTGAAAAGGTGCGAGTATAAATGGCTGCCCGGCTAGTTTGCCCTTGGTATGGTTAATGCAATTTTCGGAAAAGTTTATAGGCATCATTCCCGCTGTGTGGTCTAGTGTGTAGCCATCGTGTTGTGCGGTTTGGATCCACGAGAAAAAACGAGTTACTGACAGCTGCATTTTGCGGCCGGTAGGTATCGCACCACTACGCACGTCTAGTGCATAGTTGTATGGTACGCTGTTTTTTATTTCCCGGGTTAGTTTCATTGTCTTGAATCTTTGCGCATTTCTAATTTTTCTAATGCTTTGATATCTCCAGATTTTGCCATGTTAAAAAGTTTTAAATCAATCACATAATCTGACATGTCAATTCCTTTTTGTATTAATAAGGATATTTCGCTTTTACTAGATTTAAGCTGCTTTTTTACTGCTTCTAAATCTAGGTTTGTCACATTTGAAATTTTAACAGCATCATATCTAAAAACACCGCAATTTATAAGTATGTCCTTTTGTTCGTTATTTATTATCATAGCTGCGTAAATTCTGTTATCCAGTTTTTATGAAAATTATACATTTGCTTATTTTCTTCTAAAAGATATTGTTCGACTCTTGCATTATCACTTAGATTACCAGAGCCTTCAAATACTATATGCTTTTCACATTTAGTTTTACAAGCAAATATTTTTGCATGATTTAGTCCAAAGCAAATATTTACATTTTCATTTATTTTTGAAAAATTAATAAGGGATTCACACCATTTTTCGTAACGCTTATTTTCTCTAAAAAATGAGGATAATAGAATTGTCATTTTTATATTTCCTGCTGTCACATATTCCTTTAATTTTTCCACGCTCTTTTGATTCATTCTATATATGGCTATGTACATTTCTTCTACCTCATATTTGCTCGTTATATATTTAATGACTGTTATTGCATTAAAGTGGTTATTTGTTACAAACCTATATTGCGTGCCCTCCTTTAACTCCGAATCTATAATGTCATTTATGCTATTTGCTTTTTTGCATATTATTTTATCGTATTTAACTCTCGTTTCATATTGCTTAATTGTTTCTTCTTTTTCATTTAGATTATACCAAGCCATAATTAAGAACTAGCGGTTAATTTATTCATCACGTCACCGAAAAGATCTAACTGGTTAGACGGTTCTAGATTTAGTTCTTTTTCAGACTTAGGGTCTAGACCAAATTGCTTGAGGCATTGCAGCATTGTTTTGGTTGCATCCCTTTTAAGCGTTAATTCCACGCTTATGTTTTTTGCACCTGTAGAGAAACTTTGTATATAGCCAGTACCTTGCTTTTTTTTGTTAGCAGTATTAATCGCTTTTACCGAAAATTCAAACTGCGACTTTGCATCTACCAGAATCTCTAGACCGGTAAGATGTATCTTTTTGAGCACGTCTGCATCTATTAATATTTGTGCTATCAATCGCCAGTGTCTTTTTGAAACCGTGTCCAAATAAGCTGGTGCAGCGGGCACCTTTTTTAATAGCTGGTTTTTAGGCAGCGACTTTACATTGTTTTTTATAGTTTTCATAGTTACGTGTTTAAGGTCCCCCCTCATTTATCTTTTGCGTGTAAACTTCTACCTATCAAGCGATGTACGCCGAGACGCACCAATAATAATTATACCCCTACCCCTTTGTTTTGCGCTTTCTTTTGCGCTTTTTTTATCGTGACACGATTTACACATGGCTTGTAAGTTATTTTCCTCCAGCTTTGCGCCACCATTTGTAATAGAAACAATGTGGTCTACTACGTTTGCCGGTGTTATCACGTCATCACTATCACAGGCCACGCACATAGGATTTTTATCTAGATATCTTTTGCGAGCATTGCGCCATGTTCTACTGTTGTAGAACTTAGAGTTATCTACGCTGCGTGCGTGTTTAACTTGCGGCTTATGCCATGGTCTGTTTACCTTGCTCATTGCTATATATCTCTATTAAAATCAAACGCTTGTGATGGGTCTGCAACCTTATCTAATCTAATAGCATCCTGGCTGTAGTTCTCTATATACTCGTGATCGTAGAATTTTGTCTTGTCGCCTTTCCAGAAGATAGGTACAGTGCCGGTGCCACCTTGTCGGAACTTAGAAAATATCAGTTCACTGTTCGCATTCTCAGCAGCGATGTCAGGCTCTGGTTCTAGACCATAATAATCTGGCCTGTACAAAAAGCAAACGATATCACTATCTTGTTCTATTGCACCAGATTCCCTAAGGTCAGAGAGCAGTGGACGCTTGGCACCGCCTCGTGTCTCTACTGCTCTAGATAGCTGACACGGTACAATCACAGGTATCTTTAATTCTTTTGATAAGGCTTTAATCTTACGCGTTATGCTCGCTATCTCTTGCTCACGATTGCCGCGTGAGTCTACCGACTTATCACTAACAAGCTGCAGGTAGTCTACAAACAAAATACCTAGACCGTTCTCACGTTTCCATTTACGGGCTATGTTTATAATGTTGCTTATGTCTTGCGATGGTGAATCATTAAAGTGGCATTTATATTTAACCATTCTATCACGCACAACATATAGCTCTTGAAAGTACTCTTGCTTTTCAAACCCTTTGGTTAAGAGCTGTGATAAATGAAAATGGCTATCTATAGCTACAGCACGCGAGACAAGCTCAGTCGTAGGCATTTCTATAGATATAAATCCCGTAGTTACACCAGCCTTTGCAGCAGCTACCATGTTACCTACCAGTAAAGATGTTTTACCCATACCAGGGCGCGCGCCTATCGTTATGTACGTACCAGGCTGCCAGCCGCTTGTAAACTTATCTACTCGTTTAAGTCCAGAGGTAACGCCAGTTATCTCATCGCTTTCTTTATTGCTTAACATTTCCACGCGTTTCTGCACAAAGTCCAATGCCTCTGGCATTGTCATTTGGTGCGTGCCAGAATCTAGTAGGTTGGTTATAGAATCTAGACCAGCTGTCTGTTTGCTTATTAAATCAAATATATCTACCTCGTCATCATACGCGTCGTGAATCATAAGTGTTGCGAGTCTTATAGCTTCACGACATACATATTTTTCTAGTAAAATTCTACAGTGAAACTCAACATTTGCAGAGCTTGACACTGAGTTAGAAATATTTATTAAGAATTGCAAACCACCTATTTGCTCTATCGTGCCATCTTCTTTTAATTGCTGTACAACCGTCATTAAATCTACAGGAGTCAGATTTACATATAGCGATTTAATAGCCTTAAAAACGAGTGCATGCTTGCGGTCGTAAAAAACTACATCGCTTTTAATTACATTTACCACAGTGTCCACGCAGTCACCATCTACAAGCATTGCGCTTATAACAGCCGTTTCTAGTTCTTGACTATGTGGTGGTATTCTTAACAGATCAGTCATAGCATTAATTTTCTAGTCGCAGGTGCGTTTGCAGCCGCTTCGTTAGGATCTATCTTCCAGTTGTTAATTAAAGCCATGAGCCTGCCATATAGCACCCGTGCATCGTACTTTAATTCCTCTTTTAAAACAGCCGCATTAAAATGGTTTATCACTTTAGGCCAGTGTTGCTTAACATGCTTTGGAGCTTTCATTTGTGCACTTTCGTAAAGAGATGGTGCATGAGCAGCCATCCAGTCACTAGCAAAATCGATTACAGCTGTTTCTGATACATTTGTATTTTCATTTGTTATTATAATATGTTCCTTATATGAACTGCCCGTTTGGGAACATCGATGTTCCCGATTGGGAACATCGATGTTCCCATTTGGTAAAATGCATTTGCCCTTTTCGGAATCTATACAAATAGCTAATTCTTCCGGTGCACTTTTATCTGTTAACGCATACCATTTAGTTCTGTCCCAGCCGCTTGCGTTGTGGTTAGCATCTAGCAATAGACCAGCGTCTAGAAGCCTATTTATGGCGGTTCTTATTTGTTTTGTGGTAAGCCACTTAAACTGCTCAGCATACGCGGCTGCGCTGTTATATGTCCAGTATCTGTCCTCGTAAAAATGCTTTTGATTCGTGGCATTTTTGTACACCCAATATTGAATATTAGATAAAATAATTGCGCAGTTTACATCTAGTTCCTGGGCTATATTAATATCAAAATTCATCTTAACAACGTTGCTCATGCCTGTAATTTGTTAAAGCCAGTTATGATGATGTCTAGTGCTCTACCTAGCGTAGTGCCTTCATTTCGCTCACTTTCCCATGCCTGAGTTGCTAGATCAAGAGAACTGTAGCATACACCAGCCGTGTAGCCGCAATCGTAAAAACTGCGCAACTTGCCAGAGCAATGTAGCAAGTAGCCATACATAAGTTTAACCGGCAGGTTTCCAGGTTTATTAAAAAGAGCTGGCTCAACTTCAAAAACGTGTGCCACATACTTCTGGCGCATGTTTAAAGATTCATTCACTACCATATTTTTAATATGTGCAGCACTTACTTTATTATCGCGATTATTGCTAACTACAGTCATAATTAAGAGATTAAAGGGGTTACAGCACCACACTTGCGGCACTCGTCTATAAATGGTCCAGCATCTAGAATACACTCACCCGGCTTGCAGGTAGGCTTGTTACTTGCCGCATAGCTGCGTGCTATTTTACAGTTATGTGCAAGGCTATTAATCGTCATCACCGACAACTTTATCTAACATCCCTACATAAAAATCGCTACAGTCTTTTTTAAAGAGAATGTTGTTTTCAATTAAAGATTTCTCAATATCACATTGACACAAACAACTATCTATTTCAATTTTATTATAGTAGGTTTCTTTCTCTGCCATAAATCCAAAATGCTCTAAAAACTGTCTTGGCGTTTCTATTTCTTTTTCGCCTTTGTTTATTACTATTATATTACACATAGTTTTAAAATTTAATTTTAGTTTTAAACCCGCCCATCACATAACATTGTATATAAAACAGCTTTAGTTCTGTGCTTTATAGGTGGTTATTGTTTGTTTATTTAAGTTGTTTCCATTTTGGAAATATGTGCTATTTTACAAGCCGTTTCATATACTTTAACGTTAGCATCACTCACTAATAATGCGTTTTACGGCACTGGTTAGCACCTTTTGAACACCGTGTATTGCGGCTATCTCATCCGGTTTAACACCCATTTTAACAATGCCATACTTTAAACCTGTGATGCTGGTATAAGGCAATAGTTTTGACTTCAATATATCGTTGTAGGATAACCATTTGCGGCGTAGCAATGTCGATTGCAAGTCTCTAGTTTTCTGTAGTTCTACCTCGCTATCGGTGCGCACGAGCTCGCGTTTTGCGATAACCATACCCTCACTTTTCAGGTGTTTCATAAATTCAGATGCGCTTATTAAATTATCCATCGTGCTCGTTTTTTAAAGATTTACCTAAAATTATAAGTACAAAAAGAAAGCAGGCAGTAACCATACCGCCGCCTATAAACGGGTGCCCAGATTCTATAAAGTACAGCCCGGCACTAAAAAACAGGATAGAAAACAAAGTCACAAAAAGTTCGATATTAATTCTCATTGGGTTGGGGTTTTAAGTAATTTTTGCAGGTAGGCCCGCTCATTTTCATTGTGTGCGATTAGATCTATTTTTTCAGATTCAGACCATAGCGTGCCACTATGTAGGCCATTAATACGTGCGTTTACCGCATTAAGGTTGCTTTGTATTTTACTACAGGGTAGACTAGTACACTCCATCTTGCGCCATTTTTAGGGTTTTAACGCTTTCGCGAAAGTTATCAAGCACCATTTCCATGTGCTCATTTACATCTTCTCTATACAAGCGGCCGTTCCAAAATCTTTCAGCAAGGCTTATTTTTTGCCAGTCCTTAAAAAAATCATTATGCTCACGGCAGGTAATCACAAATTGCTGCCTGCTAGTAATAGGAATTTTTAAAAATTGATTACGTATATAAAGGGCATTTGCCGCTATTTTAATCGTTTCATTTACGGGGTTGATAACTACCATAATTAGACTATTTAAGATGAGTTTTAAAACAAGGCACAAATTTTGCCTCTTTGTTATACCGCAAATATATACAAATAGATATAAATATGTACATATCAGAACTAAAATAAATACATATATTTGTAACTTACCAAAAACTCATGAAATTATGGACTTCCAAAAAGCACGTAAATGGCTCATAGACAATAGATATACTGCCTACGAGTTAACCAAGCACGTAGACCTAAGTCTACAAGGATTGCAAGATGTCTTAAATGGTGAAAGAACACCACAACGTAAAACCATAGTCAAAATAGAAAACTTTGTACTTCAGGAAATAGACAAAAAAAAAGACAAAGGAAACGTTGTTTTAGAACCAATACATGAGTACAAAGCGATTACTAATAATGAGTTGTTTATCGCAATCCAAGACCTTACCACTGCTTTAGGTGAGAACGCAATACTAGTTTCAGATATTTTAAATAAAACCTATCAGAATACTAAAGAGATAATCTCAACTATAAGGGTTATCGATAAAAGGCTATTAAGTGCTGCAAATTCCGATTTAAACAATAACAATAAAACTTATGGAAAACAAGAATAATAACAAGGTAAAAAACGCTAAAAAATCTCACAAAACAGAGCAAATTCATCTATTAAAACAGCAAAATAAGCACTTAAAAACCATAGAAAACTGGCTTACTTTTTTTGGAATTTTAACAATTTTATCAATGATAGCCATTGCATTATACGTAAATAAATAACCCATGAAAAAAACAATTTTACTCATCCTTTTGCCTTATATGGCACTTGCGCAGCACGACTTTAAGGCAGCTAACAATGCCATCACCTGGACCCATATTTTCACTCAAGAAGTGAACGCAGCAGACTATGCCAGCTATCTTTTAAAAGAGCTGCCGCACGCTACGCCTCAAACCATTAACGGTGATTTAATTAACGGCACTACAGCCTTTGCCCCTATTATATTAGACCGCAAAGGCATACCCGCAGCCTATGCAAAGCAGGTGCGGTTTAATTATACGGTAGCACTTAAAGATGGACGTTATCGCGTACAGGTAAATAATATAGCCTACGAGGGAATTATGCTAACCTTGTACGGTGTTACAGACGATAGCGACACGTACATAGATCGAAGCCTTATACGCACCAGAGACGGTGAGCTACGTAAAAACAGCACCACAGCAGAGATACTGCAACGCCTGCACGATGCATTAATAGAGAAATTCAGCTATAAAAAACCAGAGGGCTGGTAGTTTACAGGCTTTCGCGAAAGCTTATAGAGTAATGTTTATTACCTTGAGATGGGCATTATCGCGAATGTTTTGTGCGAAAAGATCTTTATAATAATTATCTATATCATTGCGTTGGTGTCCCATAAGCTCGCGCAACAGGTCGCCATCTATACCCAACTCTTTAGCACGACTACTAAACGTATGGCGAGCCGTTTTAAGCGATACATTAGCTCCAGTTACAGTTGTAACGTTCATTTTTGTACAGGCTATTTTCAAATCTCTAGAAACGTTGCGGCGCCATGTCTTGTAGCCGGTAATACTTTTGTCCCACGGGAAAACGTACTGCGCGCCAGGCTGGCCATAGCGCACTATAAAACGCCACACATGCATGCTACACATAATATTAATATCAGAACCTCGCACCTTGCTGCGTTCAAAAGAGATATAACCCTGGTGCAAGTCTGTCCATTTTAGGTAGTAAAAATCTATTAAATCACAACCTCCTAGTTCAAATAAACATAGGTACATATCAGTTGCTCGCTGCATGTTGCCAAATAACTGCACTGTGTATAGCTGAACTAGCTGCTCATTGCTCAGTCGTTTGCGTCGCCCTTGAAATGCGCGCGCAGTCACTTTGTTAATAGGCACGTCCCAAGCATTTGTACTAATTAAATTAAGATCCTGCACCATTTTGCCGTGGAGCGATTTAATACGTCCCAAATACCTAGCAGCTGTACTGTCACTGAGTGCTAAGTCGGCAAAAAGCATGTTTTGCAGGTTTTTAACAAAACTACGATCTATGATGCTATACGGAATTTCTTTGTAGTAGATTTTAAGTTTCTGATAAACGTCATTGTAATGATTGATATGTCCAGAGGTGCGGTTGCGCTCTATGATGTTGCCAGCAGCATTGTATCGCAGCATTATTTTACGCTTGTTATCGAGATAGTCGCGAATCCAGAGCATAAAACTAGGATCTTTATTTTCGCTTTCGAATAGTAACGCCTTTACCTGGTCTGAACTTGTATAATTTTTGCGCATTATTATTTTTGCGCGCACTTGTAAATCCATGATAAAAGGGTATATATTTTCAAAATCTGGGTGCTTTCCAGTTATCATTTTCATATTTTGGTTCCAATGTTGAGGTAAACAGGCTGCAATTTTGACGCTTTTTTTGTCTTGCTTATGCTGTATTTTCAAAAATATTGATTCTTTTTCTTTGCGGTAATAAAGTGATATGGTCATTTGGTTTCCTTTTGGTTTCCTTTTTAGTCATAAAATAGCGATATAAAGGTATAATAAGATGACTAAATAACAACTAAAAACGAATAAAACAAAAAAACCACACTGTTAAAAGTGTGGTTTTGAGCAAATTACTACCAGTGATCGCAGAAGGATTCGAACCTTCGACCGCCTGCTTAGAAGGCAGTTAGTAAATACCTGTAAAATACTTATCTTCAATAGTTTATTGTTTAATTAAAGCGTTTAGGTTTCCTTTTGGTTTCCTTTTTTTCTAAAAACCCATTTTTCTAGACTATAAAATATGGTCTAATTTAAGTCTATTCCATTCATTCGATTCTCATCTTTCTCAGCTGGCACTAGATAGGGCCGCAATGCTAATGCGCCATTTATGCGGCAATAATTTTCAAAAGACATATTGCTTTTGTTATTCCAGTATTCGTGCAGACTACCTTCTGAAACACCAGATTGCTGCGCGAGCCAGTAGCGTGATTTTCCCATTTCATCTAGACGTTCTTGCCAATAGTTAATGGTAAATGTATGCGCTGCTTTTGCAGCTGCTAAATAATTTGTATTTTTGGTGCTCATAAGTGATGTTTAAAATGTTACTTATTGTTTGAAAAGGATAGCCCGATGTTAACGCATCGGGCTATTTGATTTTAAATATAAAGTAGTTCAAAAATTTCATTATCCGGGTCTATCGTATTTAGCATGGAACGTACGACATCATCCCAGCTGTCATAGAAGTGGTGGTTTTGAAAATTGTCATGCATGCCGTCTTTCCACGCGTCTACAAGTTCCATGTTACTGGTTCTTGTTTTTATGATTAAAGGCTTGCCGTCTATGTGAAATGATGCCTCTATTGAGTAGTGTCCATGACCAGATGGCAACAACTGAATGCCGTTTAAATCTAGTGTTTTTGGCTGCATTTGCAACGTTGAAAAGGCAGTTTCTAAATTTTCATTTGTTACTTTGTGCTGATAAGTGGTGAAGGTAGTTTCCATTTTGTGTGTGTTTAAAGTGTTAAAATTAGTTCATTAAAGCTGTTAATCTGAAAGTATTGAAGTTTTCTAGGATGCTATTTCCGTAAGCGTTGTCTAGCACAGTTAAGCCGTTAGCAGCTCTGAGGTTGTTCTCAACATCTTCTAATCCTGCGCTTATGGCTAGAGCAGTAACGATGCCCTTAATGCCTCTTCTGGTCTTGTAAACTACGTTCTTAGACTCAACCTCGTTAAGCAAGATTTCCATAGCATTTTTAAGGTTTAAATAGCCTCTGTAGTTGGTCTTATTCTTCATTAACCAGATGATAAGACCTTTAAATTCTACAAGATCTTCTTTGGTAACGAACTGACCTTTTTCGGCGGCCTTAACTTCTGATAGTTTAGCAGTAAGAGATTGCACCTTGTAGTAGGCTTTTTTGTCAGCAGATTTTAATGCCTTTAAAGTCCGTCCCGCTTTTAAAGATTCGATCTGTGTAGCGTAGTCTGTGTTTTGAGTTACTTTGATTAACATAATGATAAATTTTAACTGTTAGTTCTTATTGTTTGATGTACCAAATATACAACATACTTTGAGATATCAAAGCATTAATGATGTTTATTTGTTAAACTACACTATAAAACCGATTAAACGCAAAAAAACACCCTATAAAGGTGGTTAAATATAAGTAGACAATACTAAAACTTTCTAAAAAACCCGATACCCTACGCCTGTAAGGTATTGCGCGGGACCATCTAGCGGCACCATAGCTGTGGCTTGTATAGACCATTTACCTGCTATAGGTATAGATAGTGTCGGAATAGCCACTAATCGCTGCCAGTCGTTTACGGTGCTGTTTAGAGATAGGTCTAGGCGTATGCCTTTACTTAGGCGTTTCCAGTAGGTTATTTCTTCTTTGTTGATTTTATCTATGTCTGTGGTAATTGCCTCTATGCCTATGCGTAAATCTTTAAGTTCTTGCACGGTTCGCTCGTAGTCATGCAGCAACACGTCTATATCGCCTATGGCATCGTTTAGTTGCCAGGCTAATTGCTTATTGCGTTCTAGCAATGTATCGCGTTCTATGACTACAACAGCAAGCTCACGCGCCATGGCCACGGTCATTTCTATTTTACCAGTTGCTGCGTTATAGCTTGCGGGTTGCGCTATTAATAACTGCGAGAATATCGCTAGTGCCGCTAGGTGCAGTAATTTGAGGTGCTTTTTCATTTTTACTGAGTGTTTGTTTACGGATTTCATTTTTGTCTCTGTATATGATTACAGTTTTGGCAGCTTTGTTTTCTAGATTTTGGGCTTGCGCTGCTTTATCCACACGCTGTTCTGTTAGCTGCTTTTTGCGCTCGTTTCTTACCCTGTTTAGTTGCTGGTTAAGTTCGCTTTCGCGAAAAGAAAAAAACACCATTAAAGCAGCTATAACTGCGAAGGTGATACAGATAATAACTACGGCCTGTTTACTTGTTAGATGTATCATCATTTTCTCTATTAAAATTCTTTAAGTAGCACCATGCTTATACGCCGCTGGTGCTTTACCTTGTGCAAAATCTCTAAATACCTGTCTACGCTTGGTACGACAAAACAGCCTACAGACCAGCCGCCTATAAGACGACGCCAGAACCCGGGGCGCATGGCATAGTCCACACCGTGAAAGTTTATACCATAAATTCCTATAACTTCTTTACCTAGCTCTTCTGCCTTGTTATTTCTGTTATTGTCACGATAACCTACTATACTATTTACTTGGCGCAATGCAGGCATGCGCCCGCGGTGCAGGCCATAGGACCATAGATCATGATGCCACATGTTTGATTTTGCAACAAAGGTTCCG